ATTCCATACAGACCTAAGGAACACACAGCACGACACATTGCGAGGCGATTAGTTACACTTAGCGCCTGACAGTAAGGTATACGGGGGGACAGTTAATTGCCCCCCTTAAATGTTACTTAGGGGCGCCAAGCGAAATTCATGGGTCCCTCCTAACCTACAAAAGTATCCAGACGACCGATAAATAATTTTGAAAATCGGTTTTTCAAAACCTTGAATTCCAAAAAATTTTCCCAGCAAAAAAATGAGTGAAAACCTTTTCAGAGATTTTACAGGTATTTTAGAAAACTTTGATGCGTTCTGCGATGAATTTGAAAGTCGCGCCGCAAATGCATTCCTACGAGGTGATCAGAATGACGGACGAGTTACAGAAGCAGCTGCAAACATTGGAGACAGCACTCCTGAAGTTGTCAGAGAGGTTGCAGAGCCTGGACCAACGGATCTCGGCACTGGAGCGCCCGCAATTGATGTACAGGCGACCACAGACGAGTAAGCATGAAACTCTAAGTGACACTTTAGATTATCTACATAATAATATAGAAGGGATAAAGAAAGATTTAGTAAAAGTTGCAAAAGCAGTGTAATGCCTAATGTAGTTGGACCAGATTGTATAGACACGCCCAGCACAGATGGGTTATGCACATTTCCTGCAAAGGAACTTGGAGGATCGTCTACTACCAGTCCTAACGTATACTTCGAAGGGGAGAAGGTAGAGCACTATCCAGTTGCTCAGAACATTCTCTTAGATGAGGTAGAGGGCACTCCATTGCCTACAAACGTTCTTGGAGTATGCCAACCAGGGATACGAAGATTACAACCAGTGATCAACCAGAATGTGTTAATCAATGGTAATCTTTTCGCAGTGACTGGTGATGAGGCAGAGTTAGTAACGGGCGTGACTACACCGAGACCCTTGACAGGTCCTTTCAAGTATCCTACAATAGTAATTGGTTAATTCATTATAACTATGGCAAGAGCAAAAGTTGGACTGAGCGGCAAGAAGATTATCGAGAGCAAGCCCAAGAAGACCCGCCAAGGTTCTTCGAAGCACACTCTGTATGCTGCTACTTCACGAAACAAAGCAAGAAAGCGTTATCGCGGGCAAGGAAGGTAATGAAGGATTTACTGTTCATCTCACAGGATAAAGAGATGGCACTCATTCAGGAGATGTCATACAAGATCAAGATGTCGAACTGGGATATTCACCCTGGTAAGACGTGCTTTTTGTGTGTTTCTCCTGATTACTCTAGTATTGTCACACAACATCTCTCGCATTCATTATCAATGGATCGAGAGATTTTTCATATAGAGGCAGTCAATGTGCCATTTCCCGATGAAAACCCCTCTCAGTATCAGATTAACTTTGAGTTAAATTTTGCAGAGTGGGTGTTGGACTGGGACAACTTTGTGTTATGTGAGGCAGGTGTCATCAGAGGTGGCAACTACACTTGGATTACTCAGAGTATGGAGAAGTTCTCCGAGAAGAATTACTACACATTATCTCTCTGTGAGAATATTCATAGTAAATATAAGAGTGATTTGGTATCATTGTATTACGATGATAATGTAGAGGATCTACATTTCTGGTGGGAGAGACCGAATAATCATTGGACCTAAGCGCCGAAAACGCCGAGCGAAAGGGATAGCAACCCCGTAAAAAGTTCTAATCAAACTTTCTAACGGAGAAAACCAATGGGACTATTTCCAGTAGACAAAAGTGAAGAATTTATTGAAGAAGGTATGACACTGATTACCGAAACGGACAGTGATCGCCTTCTAGATGCCGCTGCAAAGCGTCGTAGATCCAAGATGAAGGAAGAACTATACCCACTTCCCGAGAACCGCCTAGAACGCCCTTGTGGAGGAGCGGGCGGATTTGACGATTTTGTTGAGCGTTGGCACGAGTGAATAAATAGAAACAGCCTACTGCTGTGTCTAAATGCCTGACTTTCAGACATTCAAAGATTTGAGTGTTACATTTAAGAAGCATCCTGTCACTGACGATTTAATCTCAGTGAAAGATAATGCAGCTATTATGCAATCTATCTCAAACTTGCTTCAAACTATGAAGGGCGAGAGACCATTTCAACCTGATCTTGGATCAGATCTTCGTAAAACTCTATTTGAACCATTAGATTATGCTTCTTCTGGTCTTGTTAAATCAGAAGTTGGTAGGGTTTTGCGAAGATACGAACCAAGAATTAGGGTTGATGCAATCGATTGCACTCCAAACTACATGGACAATGGGTATCAGGTAAATATGACCTATACAATTGTTGGTAGAGACGATACACCAGTAACTGTAGACTTCTTCTTAGAGCGTACACGATAATGCCTTATACTCAAGTTGCCAACTTAGATTTTGAAGATATCAAAACAGCTCTAAAAGAATATCTTAGAGCACAGTCGGACTTTACTGACTATGACTTTGAGGGATCCGTATTATCGACCCTGATCGACACACTCGCC